TACGAGATATACAGGCGCTGGTACATTGATGGTAGACTTTACTACCACGCTATCATAAGCAGAGATGCTCCGCAAGAGGGCATCAAAGAGCTCAGGTATGTCGACCCTCGAAAGATCAGAAAGGTCCGTGAGATCGGCAAGAAGAGAGCTCCAGGTGGTACCGACGGCAGTGAGGTCGTCATTCCCAAGATTCAGAACGAGTACTACGTCTACAACGACAAGGGCTTTAACTACGGTAACAAGGTAGTCGGACCCTCGACCTCTGGTATGAAGATCGCCAAGGACTCTATTGTCCACGTCACGTCAGGCCTTACAGACACACAGGGCACTATGGTCCTGTCCTATCTCCACAAGGCTATCAAGGCAATCAATCAGCTTCGCATTCTTGAAGACGCACTGATCATCTATCGTCTAGCCAGAGCACCTGAGCGCAGGATCTGGTACATCGACGTAGGCAACTTGCCGAAGATGAAGGCGGAACAGTATGTCCGTGACATCATGATCAAGCACAAGAACAGGCTCATCTACGATGCATCGACCGGTGAGGTTCGTGATGATCGTAAGTTCATGACCATGCTTGAGGATTACTGGTTGCCTCGTCGTGAGGGCGGCCGCGGAACTGAAGTCACTACACTTCCGGGCGGGCAGACTCTCGGTGAGATGGACGACGTTCTGTACTTTCAGAAGCGACTCTATCAGACACTCAATGTTCCCGTGAACAGACTCAATTCAGATGCCCTATTCTCTATCGGTAGAGCAACTGAAGTTACAAGAGACGAGCTCAAGTTCTATAAGTTCATTGTCAGGCTACGCAGTAGGTTCTCGAACCTGTTCAACCAGGTACTTGAAAAGCAGCTGGTCCTCAAGGGCATCATGTCCATCGAAGAGTGGCAACAGATCACCAATGATGTCAAGTATGATTTTGCTCGTGATAACTACTTTACCGAACTTAAAGACGCAGAGATCATGCAGAACAGAGCCCAGCTCATGATGACCATGGAGCAGGGCGGTATTATAGGTAAGTACTACTCACACGAGTGGGCCAGACGCAATATCCTGAGACAGTCCGACGACGATATCGAAGAGCAAGACGAACAGATCAATGCAGAGCAGGGTGATCCTAGGTGGAATACTCAAGTTTCCGATGGATCAGATATGGATCAAGATCAGGGTCAAACACAGGATCAAGATCAGTCTGATGATGATTCTGATGATGACAAGATCAAACAACTTAAGCAAGCAATGATCATCAAGAGACAGATGGAAGATAAGGGACCTGAAAACCGCTCCATCCAGGATGAGTCTAAATATAGATCGGCATTGATGCTGCTTTCAAAGAACAAGCAGATTACAGACAAGATGAACATCTAGGATGATGACCATGGCAGAGATAGAAAACACATTAGCTGATCTGATCAGGTTCAGCTCGGAACAGAAGCCAATCGAGTTCGGCAATGCATTCAACTCTCTGATTGCAAACAGAATTGAAACTGCAATTGATGCAAAAAAGATTGAGGTTGCACAAGCAATGTTCAATCCATCTTTTGATGCCGATGATGAAGATATAGAACTAGAGTCAGAGGAGGAATGAGATGGCAAAGTCTCTCAAGGACATTTTGGCCGGAGTGAAGAAGTCAAATGTGGTACCTGGCTCTACCGGTAAGGACCCCGGTGTCGATTACGCCCCAAAGGCTAAGGCTGAGCAAGACTTTGTTGCTCAGCACAGCACCGAGAAGCACGAGGACCGTGTCGGAAACGGCGACGACGTGTATAAGGGCACTACCAAGTACTCGCTCGATAAAGAAGAGAAACACGGTCACAAGAAGCCCAAGGACAAGGCGCAGTATGATAAGGTGACCGAAGCCGCGTCATGCAACATGACGGCTGAAGGCACTTACTGCCCGGTGCACGAGAATGTTGCTTGTCCGAGTAAGACCGTAAAAGAAGAAAAGCACTTCTTCCACGTGCACATGCCCGCTGATGACACCAGAGGACACAAGATGGTCGACGACAAGACCAGCGAGCCCATGGGAGCGAAGCCTAAGGGCACCAGACTAAAGATTACAGTCCCGGGTTCTAGCAGAACTGAAGCAACAAATAAGGCAGCCAAGTATGTGGCAAAGAACTACGGCACCAACGTAAAGTTCACATACGGCGGTAGGATATCGGAGTCCCTTACTGTCCCTCTGATCGGTTCAAATGGGGACGACGATGAGTCTGCTGAAATGGCAAAGGCCGAACTGAAGGCCATTGCCAACAAGGCTCTTCACCTTGTCATGCAGATCCCTGACTCAATGATGATCGAACCGTGGGTCCAATCAAAGATCGCTAAGGCCAAGGATCAGATCACGTCTGTCCATGACTACATGGTCTATGGTGATCACGAAGAGCAGACAGCGCCCTATGAGGGCGGCATCGACATGTCAAGTGCAACCGTTAGAAACACTTTGCCGAACTTTTCGGCAGATGTAAATACGGGTCGAAACGTATGAACATCGTCAAGCCATCTGCTAACGTTATTACACTTACTTCGGCAAATACTGTTTATGGCTCTGCCGTGGTGTATCTTGCATCAAATGCCGCTACATTGGTCACGGTAACCTCAAACACTAGTGCTGTTAAGGGAACATTTGTTGTTCCTGCTAACCAGTACGTGTTTGTAGAAAAACTACCGACCGATACGCTAACAGCTAACGTCGCTATTTCAGCGACCCCAGCAGCTTTTAGAGGGTAATATGAAACTCATTACCGAACTTACGGAAGAACTCAATTACCTCACTGAGGCTAGGGAAGACGGATCGAAAGACTACTTCATCGAAGGTCCCTTTTTGCAAGCTGGAATACCTAACAGAAACGGTAGGATCTATCCTGCTAATGTCATGGATGCAGCTGTCTCCAAGTATGTTGAGACACACATAAACAACAATAGAGCATACGGTGAGCTTGGTCATCCAGACGGACCTCAGATCAATCTTGATCGAGTATCACACTTGATCACCAATCTCAAAAAAGACGGTGACAACTACATCGGTAAGGCCAAGCTAGCGGAGACGCCGATGGGCAACATCGCCAAGGGTCTCCTGAAGTCTGGTGCAAACCTCGGCGTATCCTCTAGGGGTCTTGGTTCTCTCAAGGCCAACAAGCAAGGAATTATGGAAGTTCAGGACGACTTCAGGCTTGCTACTGCAGCTGATATTGTTGCTGATCCCTCGGCGCCTGATGCATATGTAAAGGGTGTAATGGAGGGTGTGGATTGGGTCTATGATGCAACCACCGATTCCTGGTACCAGGAAACGCTCCATGAAACCAGAAAGACTCTAAAGAAGATGACCATGGATCAGATAGAGCAATCAAAGCTAGGTATTTTTGAGAGCTTTATTAATCACTTATCGACAAAGTCCAAGTAATTATAAATACATCTAAATCAAGTACACGAGGGAGAACCTTTGATGTCTAAAGTAAATGATCAGGAAATTGAAGAGCTCGACGAGACCGTGTCTGAAGAGTCTCTAGGCGCCGCAACACTAAAGGCTGGATCACGCCCTGCAGGTGAGGATCCAAAGTCAAAGATTGAGTTCATGACTAGAACTCTCGGCATCATGAACGGCATGAAGAAGGAGGACCTTTCCAAGTTCTACCATGACGTAATTGCACAGATTGGTAAGGAAGCGGATTTCCTCCCAGCCGGCGCATCTGCAGATGCCAATCAGTCCTCAATCGACATGAAGACTGGCAAGGGACCAAAGACCAAGGATCCCATGCCTAAGCTTTCCGTCAAGGAAGACGTTGAGGAGATGTTTGCCGGTGAAGAGCTCTCAGAAGAGTTCAAGGACAAGGCATCTACACTGTTTGAGGCCGCTGTAAGTGCACGAGTAACTGTTGAGCTCGCCAGACTCGAGGAAGAGTTTGATGTAAAGCTTGACGAGGAACTTGCTGTTGCAGTTGAGTCCATCGAAAAAGGTCTAGACTCGTACCTCAACTACGTAGTCGAAAAGTGGATGGAAAAGAATCAGGTAGCTATCGAGTCTTCTCTCCGCAACGAGATCATGGAAGAGTTTATCGGCGGGCTCAAGGGCCTGTTTGCAGAGCATTATATTGACGTACCAGAGGACAAGGTTGATGTCCTGGAAGCACTCACCGCAAAGGTTGAAAAGCTTGAGGAGAGTCTTTCCGAGGTAATCGAAGAGAATACGGAACTTATGGATATTCTTACAGAGTCAAAGAGACAGGAGGTTCTTGAGGACCTTGCTGATGATCTGACAATGACCCAGGCCGAAAAGTTCTTTGCACTGGCAGAGGGGATTGAGTTCGACGGCGACCTAGATGTCTATACAAGGAAGCTCTCAGTTGTGAAAGAGAACTACTTTGTCAGGTCGACGACAAGATCAAACCTTGAAGAGGAAACTTTCGAGGGTGACATCGCAACTCCAACAATTTCCTATGATCCATCTGTGAATAGGTATGCTCAAGCCATTTCCAGAACCGTTAAGAAGTAAAGCTTTATAAATAAAATCAAACCTTAAGAAAGGGAAAGACTAAAATGTTTCTACAGGAAGAAGTTCAAAAGAAGTGGGCCCCAATCCTAGAGCATGCCGATCTACCGGCAATTAAGGATGCTCACAGGCGTTCAGTTACAGCTGTTGTACTCGAGAACACGGAGAAGGCTCTCCGTGAATCGGCCTCACACGGTCAGTACCAGACCCTGACGGAGACCACTT